TACCAAACGCTGTTTCTTGTAAAGAATATATTTGGTTAAATAAAAATGTAGATGATGTAATTGCACCATGATTACCATTTATATCTTCAAAGCTATTTACTTCAAACTGTCGCCATGTATCAATAGGATCACCATAAAACTTATTTAATGTATGTCGCCACCTTACAGGGTATTCATTTATATTTCTATATGGGAATGTTGGACTATTAAAAAAACTTATTAACTCAGCAAACGTCAATACATCGTTGTAGTTAAACTCTTCTATTAACTGACCAACACCAGCATTATAAAATAAACCAGTAGCAAAATCAGAACCACCTAAATCATTAGAAAAACCTAAAGTTTCCGCATAAGGTCTGTGCCCTACATTTGGGTACATAGGCTCTGTTGTAGAAGCCGCTTGTCGCATTGTGTGGTTTATTGTGCTTTCATAAGGAAATACAATTCCATAAGAAACATCATCACCACCTAAAGAAACATATTGTCCATATATTCTTAAAAAGCCGTAATAATCTAAATAACAATCTCCACCATAAACTTCTATATTATTATATAAATCTCCTGCGGCTTCAGGAAAATCTGCATTACCTATTGGTTGAAAATGACCTGTTGAATAAAATACAGATTGTTGTAATGAAGACACTGTTACACCTCCATAAGGATTTGCATTTTCTCTAACGTAATTTGCAATCAATGAACCTGCACCTGTATTTACAGCCAATGAACTTGTACCACCACTATAATTAAAAAATGGACTTACACAACTATTACCAGTAAAATTACCATGCTTGTATAATATAGAGTTAGGTTTACCCCAACCAGCATATGAAGTATTACCTGCAGTTCTTAAAGCTTCAGTAGAAGGAGATGCACTTGTTTCATACAGTACTTCATTTTCAAAATCTAATATACCTTCGTAATTAGGTATTGTTTGACCTAAACCAGCTATAATTTGATATTCAATGTTTTGTGTGTTTGAGCCATAAGCAGGGAAATAATTACCTACTGGAGTTTCGTGATAAGGATTGTAAGTTCTATACCATTTACTTATTACACATGGGCTTTTAGATAAAGCTGTTACAAAAGTCATGTGTGCGGCATTATGACCTCCTGTTGTATCTGCAGGCCATGCTGTATTTGGCTCTTTATAGCATGAACCAACAATTTTAAATTTATCGTTTGTTGTTACTGTTGGTATTGTTGTATTATCAAAATCATTATCAGGACAATAAAACATAGACTGATTAGGTCTTGATAAATACCTATTTGGTAGAGAACCACTATACTCATGTAAGTCAAATAGTATTCTTGACGCTTGTGGAGAAGTTGGTGTATTATCCCATCTATGATAACCTGTTAAATGAGGTCTTGTAATATTACTATCGTTTGCATCTATAACAGTAGGCAACATTAATCCTTGATTAATTATTTGAGCATCCCTTTCAGTACGAACAATAGAAAAACCACTTATCTTATCTTTAATAGGTGTTATATCTATACCGCTAACATCAATACCCATTATTCTTAAATGCGAATAATCAGTATCGTTATGTAATGGGTCGTTTTCTAATACAGGCACTCCAAGTAAAGGTGCGTGATTATAGTCGTTAGTTGTTGACGCGGCAATACCTAAATTAGCAGTTGTAACACCAGTAGTAGTTCCGTCTAATCTTAATCTATTCCAAGAGTATTCTGTATCGTATTGGTCTGGAAAAGTAAAGTCAGCTAAATGAAATGCAAAAAACGGATAGCCTAATTTATCATAAAATACTATTGCAAACCTATAAGTTTCACCTCTAAAGTAACCTGTGTATAAATGCTCAACTTGTGTTCCTTTGTAGTTTACGTAATCGTTAGTAACATTATAAGGCTCTTGTTGACCGTTATACATTTGCTTGTTAATGTTACCAGTAGCAACTAAGTTATCGTGCGTTAGAGGCTCTGTATTAGGCCCAAGACCTAATGTATCAGAACGCATATCTCTAAACTTTGGTGTAATAGCAAGTCCAGACAAAACGCTTTCTAATTCAGCAGAAGTTACTTGTAATAAATTTTCTACAATGTTACCATAATACAAAACACTGTCCTTCATGTCCAATGTTTTTGCAGCGGCAATACCTTGAAATCTTTGAGCAATAGTTTCGGCAATTATTGGCTCACCAACATTTGATGTATGATCAAATTGCATTGTAGTTGTTCCAGACACAACTGCTGAATCAGCAAATATATTTGACTCGTCTACAATCGAGTTTGTTTTAGAATATAAATAAGCTACTTGTATTCTATTGTATCTATCATCAACACCTTTAATCTCAATCTTGTTTCCTTTTCCAGTAGTTACACCACTACCTTCCATTTCATATAAATTCCAATTACTTGCATTTACATTGTCGGAAGTAACAAAGATTTTTTTAGTTGGTGTAGTCCAAGGTGTTGCATAACCATCTTCAGTAATAAGTCTATACGTATATTGATATACACCAGATAAAATATCACCGCCTATGGTTTCAACATATTTTATAATACCGATATTAAACTCAGCTTGACTATTTATACTATGTACAGACGTTGTTAATGCTGTATATGCAGTAACATCATTTCTAAGTAATGCAGTATTGTATTGCGCTGTAAACACTCTAGGAGGGTTAGAGTTATCATTAACTCCGTCTACCCAATACACTCTAATAGTTTGATTGTTTTCGTATAGAAACCTAGCGCATATTTGATTTTCAGGATTAAAATTTAACTTTTCTGTTTGAGCAGTATCGTTAAATAATGTTTTGTAAGAACCATTACCTTCTGAATCTGTACCAAGCACACCTATTTCTGAAGCAGACAAATCTTCTCTAACAGAGAATATAAACTTAATATTACCATCACCTGCGTAACCAATTGGAACATATCTGTTTGCGTCAGCACCACCATTGGCATCTAAAGTAAAAGATAATGTATTACCGTTGTCTTCTACCCAATCAAGCGTACCACGTTTGTTAAACATCAACTTACCATTGATGTTATCTACCATTGAATATGCACTAACATTGGTTGGGTCGTAATCACGATTTAAACCTTTGCTAAAAATATTTCTACTAATTTGCCCCATTAAAAGTATTTTTTATTAGGTAAAGGTAATAGTTGATTGTACATGTTTGCTAGATATTCAAGTTTTGCAGGACTAGGCATTTCGTCATTACCTCGTGCTTGAGCACACAAATAGTACCATCTTGTTTCTAACTCTTTATATACATGATGTGGTATTTTACCGTTGTAGTAATCTACTGACTTACAACGCCACATAAGATACTGTGATACAGCAAGTTCGTGGCTTTGAGCAATCAAAGGAAACCCTTCTTTGTCTATTGCCACACCTTGATAACTAATACCAATTTCTTTGATGTCTTTATTGTTTACGTAGATATATCTGTTTTTTAAAGTAAAAACTAAATTGTTACTTATGTTGTAACTATCTATTCCGTAATTATTTCCGTTAGCAGTATTTGTTTGCCTTGTATTGGCATTATTTAGTTTAGACGCATATATTGTTGCCAAGTGTACAGAACCTCCGTTAGCAACGTTCTTATCAAACATTGCAAAGTTTTTATCGCTAAACTCTATTTCTGTATCGTAGTATTTTAAAGCAGAAAGTGTAATTAGATCATCTGGTATACACGCTTTCATGTTTTTTACAGGCAACAAACATTCTTTATGTATATACGAATTGTCTGTACCAATTAAGTTTTCAGCTTCAACAGACCATCTAGCAAAATCGTCTATATACTGATTAACGTTTTTTAAACCTAAGTTACCAGCAACGTTACCGATAACTCTTCTGATTGAAACTTTTTCGCTATTCATATTTTTTTCTATTCTGTAAAGTCAGCATACTCATAACCTCTATTGATTTGTTTCATCATTTTTTTAGTCTGAGTAGGACTTAGCTTTACGTTAATACTTTTCCATTTATCAGGTCTAAACCAATATAATTCATGCCAATAACCTTCTGTATAAAATTCATCAACATTTTCTGGCTTGTAATATCTTTGCTTTTTATTAGTTCGCTTTTTAATTATTCTTAAAGCTCCAAATTTATTCGGCAAAGTAAACTCAAAACCTTTCATTATATAGTCTACAATAAAACCCAAATAAGGTTTTACTACACTTCTAAACTCTCTAAACGTAATAGTACGTTTATTTAAATATGGTCTTTTAGCAAGTTCTCTTTCTATTTCTTCTATTGCATTATCGTAAACACCAATTAGTGTAATACGATTATTTTTATCCAATCTTTTGATTGTCTTTTCTTGCATTGTTTAATTCATCATTTACAGCCGCTTCACTAAATTGTAATTCTTTTTGTAGTATGTTAGATAAAACATACACGTAAAGATTAAGTGGTAGCGGATATTCACTTGTAGCGTCATCAAAACAAGCAGGTTTACAACCAGCTAATGCGTATTGGTCTACTTTTGTAGGGTCTTCAAATACACCTCTAATGTTTACATACTCTAATTCAGAATCTTTATCATTTAATTGAAAATACATATTATTTCCAATCATTGATACCCTTGTCATCATTTTTCCAAATTGAGTTGCCGCTTTAAAATAAGATACGTCAGCATTTCCTAAAATGAAAGGCTCTACCTTATCAATCTTCCCTACAAAAACTATTGCTCTATCTTTAGGAAAGTCCACAAACTTAGGAACTACTACTTTTTTTATTTTACATCCCCATTGTACAGAAGGGCAATCTGTATCAGTTGCATCTACTTCTACTAACGGTACAATACCTAAATCTTGTACCATTTGTGGGTGTATTTCTTTTCCGTAATTAGTAGTTTGTAAAATACCTTCAGAACGATAGTATCTAATCCAAAACTTAATTTGATTAATTGTTAAGCGATCATCGTCAGAATTACCTTGTCCACTTCTGGCTATATTTCTAATATTATATGCTAATTCGTTTAATGTTGCCATAGTTTCAAATTTAATGAAAAAAAGCTCGGCAAAACTGTCGAGCTTTTTTTTAAAATCACTATTGAGTTATTTCTTAAAAATTACTCTTAGATTGCATCAATAATTGTTTGCAAATCTGTTGCATAGTTTGCAGCACTTGCAAAAATCTTTAAGTGAGTAGCAACTTCACCTTTTGAATCAATAAACGGTTGTGCAACTTGTTCGTTGTAAGGTACTAATACAGTTGCATAAGATGCAGCTACTATATCGTCTGAAGGAATACCTGCGTCAGCTAAATCTGAAGGTTGACCTTCTGAATAAACTGTTTGAGTAGTAACTTCTGAAATAGTTCCTGATGCACTGTCAGTATATACAAACACTTCTAAACCTCTTTTGTCATCACCTTTTTGAGTAACCGTAACAACGCCTAATGCGTTACTTACGCTTTCAAAAGGATAGTCAATTAAACCAGCGTCAATTTCTCTTTGGATTTTTGCAACTAATGCTGCAGCAATGTCTGTTACAGTTGTAGCTCCAGTTTGAACATCTACTGTGTAAGTTTTTCTAAACTTTTGTCTTGTAGTAAGGTTAGAAGAAAAAGTTACTTTAATTTGCTCCCCTGCTAAATAAGTACCTGCGATAGTAATTTCTGAATCACCAGCAGAACCAACAGCAGCAGCAATGTTAATTGCAGTTGCGTGTACTAAAGACAGTTCAGGTACAGTAAATCCAGGTGCTAATGTTATTAAACCTCCTGCAGTTGATGGAGATATTTCTGATACGATTGCGATTGTTTTTCGTGCCATTTTTTTAAGTTTTTAATTATTGTTTTTTAAATAAAAATGAATTGAATTTTTTTGGCTTACCTCTGTGAAAGATAGGCTTAGAACTTTCCACTGGAACGTTCTTAATTGATTTAAGCGCATCATTATAAAGATTAGTCAATTCATCTAAAGTACCTTTAATCTTTCCTTTGTTAGCTCCACTAGCAAACGTTGGATATTCAATACCTTCTTTTTCAAATGCTTCTTGAGCTTGTTTTTTTGACTTAAACTTTTCCATGATATTATCTTTTATTTTCGTTTTCGCTTACAATTTCATTAGCCTGTGTTTGATATTGAATTTGACTTTCAACAGTACCCAACATTTTTCTTACAGCCAAATTAACAACTTCTTCGTGTACGCTATCAGGCAATTCACAATTAATGTTGTTAGCTGGGTTTGCAATATCATTTAACACGTCAACAGGTGTTTTTAAATACACTAAAGTTACATCAGTTGGCGTAGTGTCGCTAAGTATTCTTAATACGTCGCCTGTACCAACAATGTTTTCTTGTACATAGCCTAAATTAACATCAGTGTTTTTATTAAACGGATCATTTTGATTCTCTGCTTCATCATCCCACTGTATAGGTGATATTTTTCGAGAAACTAAATTACCGCAATTATCTGGTGTTGTACCTTTTAAAGCTAATGTATATCTAAAATCTGTTATTGCCGTTAAATCAACTTGCGCAACCGAACCTAAATTAACAGTTCTAACTATCGTATTTAGTTTTGCACGTACCTCTTCGTTTCTTTCAAACTCTCGATAATTAACATCAACAATTTGTTTTACGGAAAGGTTTATAAACATATCCTTTTCCTCAGCTGTAAACCAAGGAGCATTTGCTTTATCAATAAGCAAATCGGCTAGCTTGTGCATTTCTATAATAGTCATCTAATCTACTGCTTTTTCTAATTCGTTTGCAATGTCTTTGTTGTTTTTCAAAAACGTAACAGCACCATCAAAAGTAGTACCCATGTTTACAGAACCAAACATCATTCGATTCAATGAGTCAATTACAGTCTTTTGTGCTATTGCATTTCTTAAAAGGACTTTTATCGGATAATCTGGTGAATTATATTCTTCTAACAAAAACTCTGCATTGCTTTTACGCTTTGTGCTATCGTAGTTGTCAATAAACTCGTATAACTCCCTTTTAATCACATTAAAGCTACTATTAGGTCTAATGTTTATACCGAGTACCCTTACAAGTGAAATCAGTTCTTTATCCGTAGACTTTAAGATAATTGTTTCAGCTTTATTTTTAAACTCACGTTTATTAATAAAATCAACAGCACCTTCTTCTAAATTAACCAGTTTAATAACTGCTCTCGGACTGTTTACATAATGAGGATGATGTATTAGCTGACCGTATAACAGTCTATCATTCTCATTCTCAAGCCTTAACGTTTTCTTTTTAGTAATCTTTTCTACTCTTTCACTACCGTTTGAATCAACAAATGGTCGCCAAGTGTGATTACCAAAATCGTCTATTGAATTAAAACCTCTTACAGTGATAGTTCCAGTACGTTTAGGGTTAACTAAACGTACCTCAACTACACCTTTTATGGGTAATCCTTTTGTCAAATTCTTTACCTCTGCTTTTGCTAACTTTTCCATTTTCCTTTTCTTTAGTTAATTATTTACGCAAAAATTAATTGTCCACAAGATAATGGGTTTCTAACTACCATTCCTGACTCACAAAGTACTTCCATTGAGAAGCTATCTCTTGACGATACAGCCATCATCTGTGCTTGATTGAACGGGTCAACCATTCCAGGCAAGTACTTGATAATCATTGAACGGTCAATACCTCCTGCACCTTTGATTTTTCTTTCGATGTTAGAAACACCGTCAGTTTGTCCAAAGTTCAAGAATACCATTCTGAAAGACTCTTTCAAGTAACCAGACGCAGGGTCAATTTCAGTATGTAAGTTAGGGTCATCAAAGATAGGACAGTGAGCAAGAGTAAGTCTGCTTCCTAACGCATTGTACGTAGTAAAGTTAACTCCAATCTCCATTTCCATTCCTACTTTAGCATCATAGATTAAGTTTCCTGACGGATATACTAAATCTTTCATTGCTTTATGGAAAGCTACTTTTCCAGCAGTACCAGTGTAAACAATCCAATGAGAGTTCATCTCACCAGTGTTCAATGATAACTGTGCTAAGAAATCAGTAATTCTTTCTTCAGTTAAAGTACCGTTGTAAGTATCAACGTTAGCAGCGTCAATTTGCGCTAAAATACCATCACCAGAAATAATTGGTTTACCGTTGTTATCAAAAACTTTAGCGTTTCCGTTAACATCCATTGTTGATCTTGCATACCAATCGGAAACTTCTCTTTCATAAAGAAAATCTTCCTCCATGATTTTTTGCTCTGTAAAGAACCAAAGTCTTTCTCCGTTGTTCTCAATCCACGTAATATCAGTTAAAGCTGAACCTGTAATAGACTTTGCTTTTCTGCTGATAGTAGTGTAGTTTACATACCAATCAGGATATACTGAGTTTTCGTAACCTCTTTCAGAACCTTCTGTAAATGCAGAACCAGCACTGTTAACTGTTTTACCACCTACAAAGTTAGCGGCAGCAATAGTTGCAGTATCATCGTTAGTTTGCAATTTAGCAGAAAAAGTATAACCACCTGCACTTGCAACACCTTCTCCAATAATGATTGCTTGAGTTCCATCTTGGAATCTTACAACATCATTTGGGTTAATATAGTTCTCTTCTACTTCGAAAGTAAAGTTAGCGTTGTTTAAACCATTACCTGCAGATACACCTGTAAGAGTAGAAGGTCTGTTAGTACGACCTAATACCGCCCACTTAAACGAGTTATCTCCAATTAATTCTTCTTTTGCAAAACTAGACGTACCATCTACAAAGTAGTTCAAAGAATACTGTGGGTATTGTCTAATTAATGTTTTTGCAATTTCTGGATACTTTAATAAGTTAGTTACTAAAGCATTCGACTGTACGGTTTCTTTACCGTATGTTCCCTTATGAAACTTCATTTGCTTATAATTTTAATTTTTAAATTTATTTATCTAGCCATAAACTTGCCAGGGTTAAACTCTCCGTCGCCTTTAGGGTCTGCAAACGTTCTAGAATTAGCGTTAACATCTGGGTTTCCAATTTGGTCTAAGACATCTTTTCTACCAATGTTAAAGCCTTTCGTTTGCATTGCCTTTAGAATAACTTCTTTGTTAGCCCAAAGCCATGCACAATCTGCTAATGATTTTTCTGTTTGAGTAATATCTTGTAAGAATTTTCCGCTAACAATATACTCTTGATGGTTTTCACGAATTTCGTTCATCTTTTCAGGAGTACTAGCTATTTTAAATCCAAACATTTCTTCTGTTGAATTTAAATAGTCGTTAAGGCTTTTAATAGATTCTTCACGATCCTTTTCTTGCTTTGCAGTCTGGTTTCGTTTTTCCTCTATAATAGCATCCCTTTCGGTAGCTATCGCCTTGTTTAATGTATTGCGGACTTTCTTTGCTTCAATATCAATCATGTCGTTATCCAACATTCTTTCTATTGCATTTTCTAATTCTACTCCTTCAAATCCATCAGCGATTAAACTTCGCTCGACAAGTTCTTTATCATCTAATTTAATAAGTTTTTCGAAATTATCAATCTTTTCATTCTTTTCAGGTAGATTTTTTCTTAATAATTCGTTTTCTTCCTGTAAGTTTTGATATATTTCTTTAAACTCTTCTTTTGTTTTTACTTCTAACCCAACTTCTTTAAAAAAATCTTCGTAGCTAGGTTCTGTACTTAACTGACTATTTTCAGTATCAGTATTACTATTATCAACGTTAGTACTGTCAGACTGAGTGTTCTCTTGTTCCCCATTTTGTTTTAAATATTCTAAACCTTTATCCCAACTAAATTCTTCACTTTGAGAATCGTCAATCTTTTTGTCTTCTACGTTAGGTTGTTCAGTATTGTTATCTTCTGTTGTTTCTTCTTGTTTAACTTCTTCAAAAAAAGCATCTGGATTAAAACCAAATTCTACTTCTTCTGTTTTCTGCTCTTGCGCTTCAACAGGTGTTTCTTGAACATTTTCAGACTGAGTAGCGTCTGTTTCATTTACTTTTTCTTCTTCACTCATTGTTTATAGATTTATAAATTATTGTTTTCTTTTTCATTTTCTATTTGCTCTGCATTACCGCTGTCTTGCAACATCATTCGGTCAAGTTCGTTTTGTTGAGCTACACTTTGAGCATCCATATCAAACTCTTGCTCTTGGTCTAACTTACCTTGCTCTGCATTGATTTTCATTTCAGCAACTCTAATATCTGTTTCAGAATTAATCTTAGCAACTTCAATAGGCACTTGTATTTTTTGTGCGTCAATTTGATTCTTCTGTGCTTGTATCTCTTGCATAGATTGTTGGTTCTGCTGTTCTCTTTCTTGCATAACCTTAATACCTTCTGTAAGTATTTTCTCTACTTCTACGGCACTTTCTGCATTTAAAGCCTTCATAGTAGATAATGGGTCTAAACTTCCAGTAGAAGCCATTCTATCCATCATGCTAAACATAGAGTTCTTTTTAGAAAGTTCTTTTGCAGAGTTTTCTACAAATATTCCTATTTCATCTAATGCGCTAGTCTTCTTCCATTGGAATACTTGAATACCCATATCTCCAAAGATATTCAACATTCTATCTGATTCAGCCCAACAGTATCTAAATAAGTTAGCGGCAGCGTTTAATGTATCGCCAATTAATTCATAGTGTATATCAAATAAAGGCGCAGTAATAAGTGTTGATTGCATTACACTTCTTTCATTAACACCAACGGCATCACTTGATTTTGTTATACCTGCTCTACTTGCTGTAATACCTGTTAGTTGGTCAGCAGTTTGTTCAAGCATAATTTTTAAATTAATTAATTGCCCTACTGATTGCGATAAAGTTAAATCTACTTGTTGGAATTGATTGAAAGAACGTGTCTGCATTCCTTCTTCGTTAGTATTGATTACTGCTAAACCACTGTTCTTTAAATGATAAAGCACATCGTTTAGCTTCATACCTTTTGGTTTTTGAGCTACATCATATACTAAAGCCTTACCACCTGAACGTGCTAATGCTAGTTCTATGTGATAATTTACTATATTGTAAAGCAACTGTATGTTTTTTAAACTGTCTACAATAGATAAGGTAGATTGATTAAAAGCATTTCTAATAACACCAAAGAAACTTAGCTTACAATTTGCATAGTTGTCTTCAAACCTAATAATATTCGGTTTTCTACCGTACTCAAGAACCATATCATGTCCTACCTGTATACAGTATCTTATGTCATTAATGACTCTTTTAACAATCTTTTCACCTTCCTTTGGTATGTAGTCGTCTTTGACCATTTTGTAATAGTCTATCTCGTCGTCATATTTGTTGGGAGATACTTTGTACTTGATTGTTTTCAAAGATTTCCATTCTACTTCTACAACTCTAACCTTCAACGCTCTACTCTCTGATGTCATGTATGCTTCATAAGCAGAATTAAATTGCATGATTTGATCTGTTTCCATTTTTTCAAGTTCTTCTAGCTTGTCAACTATTTTACCTTCTAAATGAAATCTATCTACAATTTCGTTTACTGTGTACCAGTTATCTAACCCAGCATATTTACAATCTTGTAGTGTTTCTTTATCACTATCAACATCGTATATAACAGTTCTTGGGTCTATTCTTTCTACGTATGGGTCTCCATTTTTAATATTTACTCTGTAAAATTCTTTACCTGTAATAGCTAAATCGTAAAACCCTCTTTTAAATATTGATTTTAGTTTTTGTTTTTGAGCAATATATTCCAAACCAACATGCACTTGTTCCTCTACTGCATCACGAAATTTCATGTTTTGAAAAGCCTCTACATCTTCTGGCACTTCTGCACCTACTTGCTCATCTTCTAATTCAGCACCTAAGACTTTTTCAATTTCTCTCCTATGTGGTCGAAGTATAACTTCTGCCGCCATTTGGATTTTCTTTTCGTTTTTTCTCCTAATAGCATTTTTGTTAATTACGTTTACACTCCATCTTAAAGGTTGTGATACTACCTCACCTACTAATAAATCTATTTTAGGCATAATGATAGGGTAGTTAACTAATCTTGCTGGAGCTGTTATACCGTACATATCGGTAACGTACTTAAACTGCTTAGTATCAAATTGTCCATGAACAAGTAGATAGTTTTCATAATCTTTAATACGCTCTTGCGTAAACTTGTTAGAACCTTGATGATTTCGGAGTACAGCATCGAGGCAATCCTTGTGCCATTCTTCTGTCTTCTTTTCTTCTGGAATATTCTGCTTTGGAAATTTCATCTATCTATTAATCAAATTCATAATCGTAGGTCGGAGCATTGCTTGAACCTTCTAAACCGTTAACTGATACAATATTACCATTTACATTTTTAAAATGAGGTATAAACAGTGTATTATCCTCATTTTCACTTTCTCTTGCCTTTACTGTTCTTAAATTATCAGCATCGTGCATTAAAGCCATACCAAAAGCCATTGCTCTATCTGTATTGGCTGTACCATAAATACACAATTCATTTAACAAAGGTAAGAAGTAAATATCTTCCCAATGTTCTTTTATATATTCGTCTAAATATTCCGTAACCATTTTCTTTTGATGTGTCTTCATATGCACACCGTATTTGTTAGTAACAGTACTATACGGACTATCAGCACTTCGAGGTCTTTCTTTTAAAAACCTAAATACTTTGTTGTTAATAAAATACTTAAAAAAGTTATCGTCATTATATTCAACTAATATTTTACAATCGTAAAAGATAGCCAATTTTAAACAGTTTTCATAGAACACTTGTTTACTTTCAGGTCTATCTGTATAAAACGCAACAGGGTATTCGCTAGGTGTATCTACTCCAATAAATCTTCTATATACACACATACACCCTTTAGAACGCTTATTACCTATCTTTCCGTTCTTTTTAATTTCTTCTAAATCGTCATCAATATGGTAAGGATCGACTGCTGCAACATCAGCATTTTTTAATTCAGTCAATGGCATATCTACGATTTCAAATGGAAATGGGTTTTCATCACCTTCGTAATCTTCTTTATTCCCAAAGTCCTCTACCCATATTGGGTAACTACCAAATATTTCTTTACCGTTTTCATTCTTTTGCCATTCTAATCTACCTCTACGTACAATATCAAACTTATTGTTAGTCTTTATGTTTGCAATCTGTTTGTTAAGCAAGTCTAATCTAAATGGTGAACCACCAGTTCTTAAAAAAGCGTGTTCCACCTTTAACGGCATTTCTTGTCTAAAAGCATATAAGTCAGAAATATCTCCCGACTGTCTTTTCTTTTCTGCTCTACTCTCTATATCTTTTGTTGCTCCTTCTACGTCAGACTTACCGTATTTAATATCAAAATAACCAGGATATACTTTTGCCGCAGGAATAAATAATGGTTTAAGATTGTATTTATCAGCATTTAAAAACATTTCCATGTAGTCATCTGATTCAATCTCCATTTGGTTAGACGTTCCTCCAATAACGGGTGTACCAAACTGAATAGCACCATCCCTAAAACATTCCTCGTTAGCTTGATAACCTTTCTTTAATTTAAGGAACTCTCCCGCTTCTTCAAACACCATGTAGTTTAACGAAGTACCACGAAAAGCACCAGGATTGTCCATAACACGAAAGTGTACCATAGACTTCATTCCTTTGTCTACCCATACACCATCTTCTTTTACTTTATATCCCGACATTAGTATGTCTTCATTATCACGTAAAACTTTTGGCCTAAGTTGTTTAGGTAATTCATTGTAAGAAAGCATCATCTTCTTTTTAAAGTCAAGAACATAATCTTCTTTTTGACTACCTATACCGTTTTCGCTATGACTATAACATACCCACTCATGCAAAAGTATATTTGCGTTCATAAATGAGAACCCTTTCCGTCTTGCTTTTAAAACAATAAGCCCGTACCCGTTTTCTTTTGCATCGTGTAATGCTTCAAAGTATTCATGGTCTTGATCTCTGTATATTGGAGAAATCATTCCTTTACGTCTAGCGTTAGGTGCAAGACCATGTATTTTAGAAAAATTTAAATAGAAATAATAATTGCCAGGAATCCATGTTCCTCCTGTTGGCTTATACCCGTTTAATATTCGTTTCCGTTGTTCTTTCCAAAAATGAGCATATTCTAAAGTTCCAGGAGTAAACTTTTTGTAGTTCTTTAAATTCTTGTCAAATAAGACAGGTCTATACTTATTCCCTTCAATCATTACTTAAACATTTCTTCTTGCTCAAAAATAGATAAATCATCATCACCTCCTATCCCTGCAATCTTGTTACCACTCTCTATTTCGTTTATAATAGCATTTTTAAGCTCCCTTCTTGATTTAGCGGCTTTACCCATTTCTACTTGTAGGTCGTTTATTGTGCTAATATTTTCAGAATTAACTTTTAGTTGTTTAAATACTTTAATAACTTCTGCTGACTTGTCTACCATAGAACGGTATTCTTCATAGTCAGGGTCGTAGCTAATTGATTTGTATTCTTTTATTGCGTCAATAATTAATGGCTTGTCTTTAAAAGTACACTTATCTTTTTCAAGCAACATATTGTTTACCATTGTTTCCCTTTGTTCTTTTGGTAAAGACCTATATGGAGAACGGTAATCGTGCATAGCTACAATCCATTTAACTGCTTTAGAACCTAAGTATTTATTTTTATAGACTTTAAATAAATTAGGCAATAAGGCTACACCCTTATCTTTCATAAGGATATTACCATCTGTGTCAATATCTATTAAAGTTCCAAACATATACCTAACCCTCCAGCTATTTTAGCTTCTTTTAGTGTCTTATTAATTTGGGTTGTATATTGCCCTTCTTCAGTTGTTAATTCTGCCATTAACAATTTGCAAACTCCATGCACTAAGCCAGGAATTTGTCTCTGCTCGTCAGTACCATACAATCCGTCATTTCTAAGAAATAACATTTCCTGATCTACTAGTAATGACTCTTCTGTGATTCTTTTTACTATCATTCTGGAAAATATATAAAATTATAATAATACTCTCCTACTACGTTACAGCGGCTTAATATGTTTGCTTGTATCATTTGGTTAATGCCGTTGTATATAGTTTTACGAGTAACATTTAAATAATAAACTAACTCAACAGGGTTAATGTAAGCAACTCCATCGTGTGCTAAAAATTTATCTTTATTCTCTAATAGGAACAAGTATAAAACCTTGCCACTATCCTTCATTGACAATATTCTACTAATTTCTTTATAATCAATAGAACTATCCGTTTTCTTAAACGGACTTGGTACACTAATACTTTTTCCCATGTCGCTGTCCTCTTGTCTTATTGTACTTTAATTTAAGCTCAACATGTGTTTGTATATCAATGTTGTAATAACCACATATATCTAACAAACGTATAATAGAATCGGCTATTTCATCTTCAACAGTATCTTTAATGGATTGCTTAAATGATGTTTGAAAATCATAACTAGCATTCATCAATCCATCGTAATAGTTTAGGTCAGCTTTTAGCGAGTGTCTATCAGCTTCTAAAGCCTCACCTAATTCAGAAACAACTAGCATCAACATTGTACCCAGTTGCTTTTCTTCACCGTCGTAGAATCCTTTTCTTTTATTTCCCTCATGTATTTCCTTAGAGAAAGTTGTTAAGTCCATTTTGTACTATTTTCTACTAAGATAGGTAAAAAATTATTTAAGTAAAAATATTTTACATTACTAATGTTTTTTGTTGTGTATATAATTTACAATAGTTATATTTGTTGGGGGGATATAGGGGGGCAAGGTTTCGTCATTAACAACAAGCTGAAAACAAAACTGATTTCCTTTGGAAATCCTACTAGTTGAAGAACAATGAATAACAATGATAAACAATATAGTAAAGATTATAGACCTAACGTCTGTATTGCCGACTATACAATAAAGTATTTTCCTAGTAAATATGAAAAGCTATTATTGGGTACTAAGAAAGAAAGAGAATACGCTAGTAAGTATGTTGAATCTATACACATCTTTAAAGAATCAATATTGCTTAATGACGATAGTCAGTTTGTCAACGAGGAATTAAAATTAAGCCATTTAAAGCGCGTTCTCCCTCGCTATGGTGTAAAGTATAACGAGAACAATACTTATGTCCTTAGAAACCTTAAAATACATCATTTCTCAAAAGCAATGTACACTGTTAATCAAGAAGAATGAAGAGGATAATAAAATTTGTAAGGGATGATAGTTACGACTTGTATTGGTTTGATGATAAAACAAACGAAAGAGAATTTATAAAAACAGTTACAAAAATGGACAAATATTACACACCAGAAATAGAAGAGTTCCACGTTGGGTTTGAGTATGAGTGGTTGAATATATCTAACAGTGAATGGTTGAAAAAAACTCATTCTTCATTAGATTGTTCTTATAATAGTCCAGAAAGAACAAGAGTCAAATACCTAGACAGAGAAGATATTGAGAGTTTGGGTTTTATACCAATAATACCATCTAATATAGAAGATAAGGGTAGTTACGAACCTGATTGGTGGTCAACCACAAAAACTGGTGATGGGTATCAAATTCTT